GTTCCTGCCTCCGCTTCGGCTTGCGATGCGGTCGGGTAGTTATCCACGCTGCCGAGACCGACTTGTGCTTTTGTGACAGCGTGTGGGTTGTCGGTGCGGCTGGCGTGGGCATCCACTTCCGCCTTCCGCGCCACGTCGTCCGCCGCAACCGGCGCCGCCGCCTTAAATCGCCCCGCTGCGTCGCGTTGGACGAGCGTGTTTGGATCAGCTACAGACGTGGCGCCGTGGACGCCGGTGGTGGCATTTATATGCGCCTCCAGCTGATCGACCGTAGCGTACACTGCGCTGGGAATTTCGGCCGACACGTTCGACGCGTTCCCGATGATCGTCACGATATCGATCTGTTTTTCGATCACGTCCGGGCCGCCGCCGGGCGGGATGTATTCGGCTCCTGATCCGGCGTTTCCGTAACAATAGAGGATTTCCCCCTCGTCCGGATCCATAGCGAACACGCCGATCTCTCGGAAATAAAAACCGGTGGTGATGCCTAGGTTCGAAAGGACTCCGCCGACCACCGCTTTCCCGCCGCCCAAAACTTTCAACTTGGTGATGTCGAGCGACATCTTTTCACTGATCAGATTGGTCAGGGTCGGAATAGACTGGCCACCGAGTGTGCCGTCTCCGACACCAATCCGGGTAAAATGCAGTTCCGCCCCAGCCTGTACCTTCGCCTGGAGCGCGATGCCTTTATTTGTGATGATGAGTCCGCCAAAAGCTCCCATTAGATCACCTGCTTCACTGTCATTTTTTCGACCATATGCAATACGCCACCAATGTACAAGTTCAGATCATCCGACGTGATGAGGATGACTGCCTCCAGGTGGGCGCTGAGCCTTTTTACGGCGTTTACTGCTTTTGCGAAGAGTGCAGCCTTTTCGTTTGTGGCTTCTTGGTTGCTTGTCTTCACCCGGAAGTATCCGGGCTGGCCGCCGTACTGGAACCATTCTTCTACCTCGCCGTCGCCGAAGTAAATTTCGACGACCCGCTGCACCGCAGCCGGTGTTCCTTTAATCCTGTGAATTTCGATCGCCTCTTTGATGGCATTCCTTTTGGTCGGCAGATCGGCGTCCGGGTCGTACCAATCGACCGAAAACTGCCAGGCCAAAACGTCCAGCACGTCCTCGGGGAGATCGTCGATGCGGGAATAAATCGCCACCCGGCCAATCTCATCAGCGAGCTTCTGGACCTGCCCCGTGAGGGCCGCGCTAAATCCTTGAACGTTGATGTCGCGCTGCATGAAACGTGTCTGTAGTTTCAGGACGTCCGCGTTCTTGAGATCCACGTTAGATCAGGCCCCCGTAAGTGATCGACTTTGTCCCAACCTTTGCAACTTCATGCGGGTCGATCAAGGTGTATACCGGATTCGTGATCACAATCCGAGCGGCGCCGGCCTGGTACATCCGAGCGAGCAGTTCGTCCGGAAGGATTGGACGCCCGAGTCTCGATTGTTGCCAATCGATGTATTGATCAACGGCTCCCCCTGGCCCTTCGATGGCCTGCCGGATCGCCGACACCTCATTAGCTCGATCCGTGCTGATGTAATAAGTGACATCGACGTCGTATGTCGCCGGTTCCGCAGGTTTTACAGTCACAAGGTCGGTCAGCGGTCGAACAGTCTTGTCATTGACCGCCACGCTCACTTTGTCCAGGACGCCCTGATCAGGAATCTGGCCGCCTTTCAGCAGCACATAGATGTCTACTTCGCAAGGATTTGTACTGACAACGGCCACGTCGGAGATGTTGACGTCGGCAGATTTCGCATGGTAAACATATGCATCCATGGGGCCGGCCGTCGAAAAAGACGACGGAGCCAAACGGATGCGTTCACGATATGCATCATCCGTCTCCTCGTCCGATCCGCCTGAGGTCGTGTCCAGGTTCGACGCACTGGCCACATAGGGGATTGGGTCCACGATGTTGTTGATTTGACCGGCGGCCAGACCGTTGAAGCGCGCTCCACCCTCCGTGGACTCCGCCAGGACGTCCCCGAAGGTACTCCCGGCGGGAATGACCAGATCCTTAATTGTGGCAAAAAACGCCTCACCATCCGGCGTGACCCGGGTTCCTTTTGGCACCAGGACGTCCGTGAGCTGAACCGAAGAGAGCGTAAAACGCATTGTGGTCCTAGCCTTTTGCGCCGGGAGCCGACTTACTCCAAGCAGCGCGCCGAGCGCATCCAGAGCTTCACCAGTCGCAAACGGAAGCAGGTTTTGGTTGCCGGTATAGTTGATGTCGATCTTCGCGGCCACCAGGAGCGGTACGAATTGAAGAAGAAAAATCCGCCGAGGGTCCCCCGGATAGAGGACCTGTCCTGTCGCCTGCTGGAAGGCAGCGATCATCTCGTTTGCAATTTTTTCCGCATCCGTTTCGACGAACCGGATGGTCATATTTCGATCACCACTCTAAACTGGAGGTTTCCGTCATCGTCGACCCCCGTAAATTCCACGTCCCGCACCGTCGCACGCGGCTCATGGGAGGATATGACGTCGTAGATTTCCGCTGCGGCAATTGCGATTGCTTCCGGAAGCGGGCGCCCGAGGAATTTGCCCGGCAGACCGAGCAGCCGGTCATAGGCCACCTCATAAATCTGCGTGTTGATCAGCGTCATGACGTTCTGCACAATGGCCTCGTATCCCCGTGCTCCCCAGTCGATTTCAAAGTGGTCAGCGGTATTGATCACGACCTGCAATGGTATCACCCCGCTCATCCTAGAATTGCGACAATGCCTGCAGCGCATTGGGGTTGGTGCGTTTCAAATCTCCGAATTCCGTGCTGCTGGACACCGGTGGAAAAACAACATCCGGAATGAGCGTTTGACCAAGGGCGATTGTCTTACTGGACGACTCCTCTTTCTTTCGCCCAGCCCGGACATACTCTTCCAGTTGCAGCTCGATGGTGGCCTTGATTAACTCACCACGGCCATCGATTTCTGTGCCCGTGACCGAAACCGATTTGAGCAGCCACTTATATTTGCCCACCGGCTTCGAGCCCAAAAGCAAAACGTCCGGTTTGCGCTTGTCCCGGACGTTCTGCCAAAACTCGATTTCTGCACGAATTTTGTGGCCAAAGGATATGCTCAGGGGGATCTGAAAGCTGATCGTGTCCAGCCCGAGGCCTTTGATGTAGGTCGAAGGCTTGTCCCCGACCTTCTCCTGCGCTTCGGTGTCGATCTCCCCGGAAAGTGAAAATCCGGCCAGGGTGTACAGCTTCCGCGAGCTGACCTGAAACACCTTGCCCTGGTATGTTGCAATCGGCACGGTCACACCTCCCTAAAAGACCGCGATGATGAGTCCGTCCGCGAGGCTTTTGTTGAAAATGGCGACCGCCACCTGGTCGCCGACGTTCACGGCGAGACCCCGGGCGATCGGGATCTCCGCGGTCACGACCGTCCCGGTATCCCTGAACGTGACGCGGGCAGTGTTTTTCATGGGATCAACCGACGTGACCTCTCCTTTCCGCATCAGTACCCCTCCAGCGGGCGCCGGACCGTGAATCGCGTCCGGCCTTGGATCAGATCATGGATGAGAGAATCCACGAAATACTGGCCGTCGAACATGCCGACATCCTGGATGATGACGGACGAGCCGGCCGCGAAGCCAGGTCTCAGCTCCGTGATGAACTTTCCGATCACTCGATGCTTGTTGTAGGACCGCAGTATACCGCGAGCCCATCGCATTGCCTCGGCAAGATCGGCGGCGTAGAGGCTTCTCGTCAGCGTCGGACCATTAATGGTCCGATCCGCATGCTCGGCCACAATTAACCCTCCAGCAGCCTGGCTACGCACGACGCATTTCCCGTAAATGTCGACCGACTTGTCCGCGAATTCGAAGTCGATCATATCGGAGAGCCGGATGGACGCTTTCTGCGGATTCGCGGGCTTCTGCTCCTCGGCGCGCTCATCATAAATGACCAGCGTCCGATCGTTGATTTTGAGCGCGTACCCTTCCAGTTCGCAGCGGGCCGAGAGAAAAGCGAAATCCGCTTCCTCGGTCTGGTCGACGCGACGATAAAGATGATTTATCACGTTGTATGTCTGGAGCCGGAAACCGTATCGGTTTGCGATCTCCGTCGCGATCTCCAGTAGACGGATGTTCTCCCACCCTTGCGTCCGTGCTGTTTTGGCCGTCTGCGGAATCGACAGGGCCTTGATATCGATCTGACCGGGCCGCTGTGCGATATGGTCGATGAACATCACACCGGAATCGTACCCATCCTGCAGCACCCGGATGCGGTCATTTTTTGTCGGCCGCCATTTGCTCCAACGGCCATCGGTATCGGCGAAAACAGCCGCGATGCTGTCCGGCTTACCGCCGGCGTGGTCGATGAGCCGCAGCTTCAGCGGCTGAACGTTGGTCGTTATGTCCGTGTCGTTGTAGATGATGTTCACGCTGAATCACCGCGCTTCCAGGGCGGGAGGGTGTCCGCCGCTTTCGGCGGGAGAATTGGAATTTTCAGCACCTCTCCGCCCTGGAATATGATAACGTTCCTGTATTGCGGATTGGCCTCGATGATCTTCGAGGCGAGGAATTCGTTGTTATAAAAGTCCAGCGCGATGGAGTCGAAAGTGTCGCCGGCGAGCGCCTCGTAGATCATATGATCACGCGAATTGTTCACGCCGTTTCGCCTCCCACCATTGATCGAACATATCAAACATTTCATCAGCCAATGGGCGGAGCGTTTTCTCGATCTCAGCAGCGTTTCCTCCGGTGATCTGCGGCGCGAACACGAATTGCGGCGATCCCCCGCCAAAACCATCGACGCCCAGCATCCGGGCGGTTTGATTCAGCAGCCCAAGGCTCCGGGGAGTCCGCTTGATCGGGATTGCCATTTCCGGGCCTGCTTCGCCGAAAATGGAAGGTCTGGTGGCGAGGCCGCCTTTTGCGAATCCCTGAATCTTTTCCGTCGTCCCGGACGTTTGCCTTTGCGCCTCGAGCGCGGCGTCAACAGCGCTGGTGTCGAGCTTGGCGATGACCGGGATTTCCACGCCCGGGATCTTGTTCACTTTTTCAATGAGCCAGTTCAGTTGATCGATGATAAAATTGACGCCTTCGTAAAACGCTTTTTTCACCCGCAGCCACGTCTCTGTCAGGAACGACTGAACCTTGTCCCAGTTATTGCGCATCCAAATGAACGCCGCCACGAGCGCGGCGATGGCCGCCACAACCCCAACGACGACCCACGTCATAGGGTTGGCCAAAATTGCCGAATTGAGGACCCACTGTGCAGCGGCTGCAGCCAAAGTACCAATTCTTGCGGCTTTCGTCGCTGCAGTCCACGCCCAGGTGGCCGCGGTGCTTGCGCCTTTTACGATGGCATCTCTCGCATACAGCGCTTGAAGATACGTTGTCGCGGCAATGTCTTTCCATTTTGCGATGGTAAGGAATTGTAGAGCCATTTTCATTCCATTGAGCATGGTTGTGACTGTATTTATGACCATCATGGTGGTCGTAACAGCTCTCCATGCAATCATCGCACCGACGATGCCAAGGATAGTTGGCTTAATGTATTCCCAGTTTTTATCAATAAACTGGAACACGCGGGCTGCTCCCTCGAAAATATCAACCAGCGTTCTAACGAATTTCCTTCCGTAATCGATCGCTGTCGGAATTCCCTGAATAACCCGGTCGAACAAATTCTCAATGACGGTTTGGATTCGACCGAGCATTTCCGGATCGTCCATGAAGCTCTCCATGAGCTCGTTGCCTCGGGCCAGAAGTTTTTCGAACGCCGGAATAGCCCCGGACATAATCCGGGCGGCAAGCTCCTGTATGTTGGTCCTAAACAGCCTGCTTTGGTTCGCGAAGCTGTCGATGTTTCGATTGAAGTCGCCCTGTGCGTCTTTGCTGACACTGAGCAAATAATTAAAGCGCAGGATCGCCTGATCTGCTGCGCTCATTTTTTCGTATGCTGTTTTGATTCCCCTGGAGAGCCGGAAGGCTTCCAGGTTGGCTACGCTCATGTTGATGCCGAGCTGTTTCAGCGGCTCGGTTTCGCCAGAGATGCCCGCCCTGATTTTCTCGAAAGCCTCATCATGATCCAGGTTGTAAAACGATGCAAAGTCAGCGGCCAGTTCAGCGATCTTCATAGACATGGGGGCAACGTATTGCTCGGTCACCCCCATGCTCTTGAACATGGCGCCTACAGTGCTGGCGTACTTCTTCGCGGCGAGCTCGGAAAGACCAAAGTTATTCTTCGCCGACTTCGCCCATTGATCGATGAGCTTCGCGTTATCTCTGAACGTCACGTCGACGACGTTCTGGACCTCAGTGAGGTCGGAGGCGAGCTGGAGGCCGGTTTTCCCGACCCACACCATGGCGGCACCGATACCCGCGGCACCAACGGCGACTCCGACCTTCATGGCGGTAAACGTCTTTGAGGCGATATTGCCAAACCATTTCGTCGACTCGCCCAGTTTCCGGGTCTGCCTGTCCGCCTCTTTCAGCGCCTTCTGCAGGGACGGGTCCACTTTCCCCGCCAGGACGATTAGCGCTTGGAGCTCGCGTTTTGACGCCACAGCCGCTCCGCCTCCTTCCTCTGTCGTTCTGCTTCATCAGCAAGGTCCTCGTAGAATTGGCTCAATTCAACCAGCGGCATGGTCATGCACTCATGCCGCGTGGCGAACCTGTGATAAGCGAGCTGCGTGATGCACTGACGAACATAATCGTCCGACATCAAGCCTCCGAATTCAGAAAGAAAAAATCACGGACCAGGGCTTCCGCCTTCGTTGCGTCCCTGGCGCTCATCCGGAGCACGTCCTCCGTTTCGATCGACGGATTTTCCTTCTTCACAGCCGCGGCGAAGAGGTACAGATGGTAGTCCGGATCCAGCTCCTGTACCTGCACAACGTTTCCGGCCTTCTTGTACTCCTTCGTGGCGTTGAACTTGTCCACGGCCGTCATGTCCTCGAAGTTGTATTTGAGTTCGTGAACCTCTTCGCCATTGATCAGGATGGGTTTGCTGAGCTTGAACACGCCCATGATAGAAATCCTCCCTTTTGGGTGAATATGGAAACGGCCCCGCGTCATTGCAGGGCCGTTCTGAGTTGCTGTGCGTAGTCCACTCCGTTGACCACGTGTTTGAAGTTGAGTTTGTCGATCAGAAGCACTTCCCGGCCGTCCACCAGCTTCCGGTAATAGGTGAGCTCGAATTCGACGGACCCGTCAGCCGGTGCGTTGATATCAACATTCCCGGGGTTGTAGGTTTTGTTCAGGCCGGTGCAGAACACCTTGTGTGTCTGCAGTCCGACCCGGACATTGTTCGAATCGAACACGTCCGTCACCCACACGATCTCGAACTGGATCGCCCCAGGACGGCTGAGGGTTGCGTAATTTGGGTTGTCGGCACGGAAGTTGATTGCAAGCGGCATGCTGCCGATCTGGCCATAGGTGGGCATGTCAATTTCGCCCATGATCCCGGCGCCTTTGATCGTATCCGTGAGCTTCTCGATGCTCGGCAGCGTGATGTCGGCGGAGTCGTCGATGAGAACGAGCTGGCCTCTTTCATTCGTCGCTTTCAGACGGTACTGAACCGTTTTGTTTGCGATCTTCATGCCGCTTCACCTCCGCCGAACAGCGTTTCGATTCCCTGCGTCGTGTACCGGACGCGGAACGTCAGCGACTTCGCGACCGGCGTGGTCGTGATGCCGACGTCAAAAACGAAGTCACCTTCGACGATCGAGCTGGTCGGGTTGCTGGTCTCTTTGAAGCTGATCGAGCCATAGAGGAGCTTCCCGTCGGCAACCAGACTGTTGAGCCAAGTGCCGGCGTCGTTCAGGATCGTGTCCACTACGCTCCGGTTCAGCGGGCCGTCGATCTGCGACATGTACCGGGCCTGGAAGGTGTTCGTGAGGTGCAACATCATCCGGATGCTGGCATCGAACCGCTTCTCCGGATCGATTTCGGCGCCGTATTCGTAGTTGGCATTGTGCGGGCCCCACAACACCCAGATGCCGGACCGGAAGTTGAAAGTCGTGATTCCTTTTTCGTTCAGGCTGTTTGCCTGAAGCTCGTCGAAAAGAAACTCCGTTCCATTTGCAAGCACCGGCGAGGTGATGTCCACCTGCTTGTTCGAGGGCGAAATGTACGGGTCGCCACCGGCATCGATGTCGGTTTGGTGCATGCGGACCACGGCGATAGTCGATCCCCAGAAGATCCGGTCAACACTCTTTGCTTTCGGCCATACGACCTTGAGGATCTCGTCCGTGTAGCCGGTCGTCGCTTTCCAGTTGATCGCCTTCGCAATCGTGTCCCCGGTGGAATCGCTCGGCAGGTCAGCCACCACGACGGCATCCCAGTGACCATTGATTTTCTGAGCACGCTGCACAAGCGCTTCCTTCACGGTCTTGATATGCGTCCATCTCGGGGCCGCCAGAATGGTCGGGATCATCTTGTGCGTGACGTACACGAGCTCCACGACGTAGAAGCCCGTCCGCGCACCGCCGGTATTGCCGCCGATGATGTCCGTGGGCTGGACTTTTTCGACGTCCATCACGTCGAAAGAAACGGTTGTAGGGTTGTCGAGCGACGTGAGAGCGGTGATCTTGACACGACCATCCGTGTATTCCACCGTGTAATCGGTGCCTTTCGTCTTTCCGGCGATTTCGATCGACGACAGAACCGCCGGTTTGTCGATGTACCCGACGCCATTAACAATTGCCACGTCTTCGCTGTCCGCGGTTACGTGCACATCCGGATCCATGACGTTGATCACGACGATCGGACCGACCGGCTGGACACGGTTCCGGAAATGGGCATAAACCGCCTCGCACAGCGTGAAGTTCCTCCAGTCGTCGGAGTAGCCGATCTTTTCCTTTGCCTCTTCGAAGTTGTTTATCAGGATCGGCGTGTTGATCGCCGCCTTGGGATCGGCGAGTTGTTGCACCGGAGCCGTGCCGATGTAAACAGGGAGCGTTGCGACACCCGTCATAGGCAGCGTGTCCAGCGCAGGCGCCCTCTCGCCGTAGACTCCGTGTTTGTATGCCACCCATGATCACATCCTTTCATCCAATTTCGAACAAAGAGCCTGGGATTCCCATGTAGGGGAGCGTGACGGCGGTCGCTCGGAAAGTCAACCACCCTGCCCAATAGCCGACCGGCTGCTGCTGGTACATTCCCCAGCGGAATGGCTTGTTGATCGACGTTCTACCATCCCCGATCCGGACAGCCGAGGAAAGTTGCTGGCGGCAGATAAAGATCAGGTTGAGAAGATCACGGTATCCCTGAAAGTTCGGCGTGAAGACGATCTCTTCTGGATCCTCCTCCGCGGGGGCATAGAGGCCCGGATTGTAGGTGATAAAGGTGATCCGGACATCGATGTCGGCGTCGTTCCCGTCATCTTCTCCCTCATCCATACCAATCACCATGGCAGGGATCGCCTTTTTGATGCCGTCGACGTCGAACTGTGCATCGTCAAGCGCATTAGGCGGCGGAAGCCAACCAATGAATACGTTCGGATGCATCAGCCGGTATTTGGTGATGTCGTCATCGTAGGGCACCTGGAGCTTGATCTTCGGGCTGACGTTTTGCACGAGAAAATCCCGAACGGCTTCCAGGATGATGTTGTCAATCATCCGCGATCACCCTTCACTTTCTGTAGCCGTCTGTTTAGCTCGTGATGCAGCCGCTTCTCCAACATCTCTTCCGCCGACCTCCGGATCTCGTCCGCGACCTGAAGGTTCTCGATCATCTGTGTCGGCGAAATCGTGCGGAGTACATCGATCGGGAATCGGCTCTTGCCGCGGCGACGGAAAATGTGCGTGTTCCCGTCAGGCGCCCGCTGTACGAATGCCGGCGGTGTCCCGCCCACTAGCTTTCTCCCGGCTGATTTTTTGATTTTCACCCGTGGCTTCCGCGATCTGGAAGCGAGGCCCCCGGGCAGGAACCGGGCGAGGGTAAAACGCCGGCTTCGGACAAGAATCCAGGCCCGCGGGCGGCTGAATGTAGCCTTGAACGACCGCATGCTCTGCCGGATTTCCTTTGCCGTGACGTTGTAGTGCTGACGCACGATCCGCCCGGTTTTCGATTCCACGTGCTTCAGCGTCCGGTTCAGGGCGGCCGTGTAAGCGGCCGGCATTTGTTTCTGGAAATCCTTGAGCCCGTCCACGATCTTGTTCAGCCGGCTGGTGTCAATCGTAATGTTGCCGTGGAACCTCGCCATGTCACTCACTCCGATTTTGATTCAGGAGGATCTCATAGACGCCAAGGTGCTCCTTCACGTCCTCAACCATCATCTGCCGCCCATTGAAAATCTGGACGCTGCCGATCGAAGGTTTCTTCGGGAAAGCAGAAACCGGGATGTAGTAGAGGACCATCCCGGTGCTGATACCTTGGTATTCCTCCGCCGCGCGCTGTCGCAGGCGGTCCTCGTCGATGACGACGGTCTGCGGAACGCCGTCGATCGTGACGATTTCCGCAAATTCTTCTGTGTTAAAAAAGACGTTGCCGATATCCCGAGACACGTAGTCTTTCAGGTTAGGCATCGCCTTTCTTTCCCTTCTTCTGAGGCGCCGGCTTTTCAGTGGTCACGTATTCGGCGACCCCATTTTCAACCAGGCGGGCCTGTGATTTCGCATCCATGTCCGCATCGGAGACCACCGATCCGGATTCGAAATACATCCCCTTGTGTCGGACCGGAATGTTGACTCTGATTGGCATCCGATCACCTCACGATCAGGGATTCGTCCAACTCGACGTTCGGAAGCGTGTTGTCGTCCTCTTCGGCGCTTTCCAGTTCCCGCAGTTTCTTCTCCAGCATCTTCACCGCCGATTTCCGGGGCTCCGGCTTCGATTTTTCAGCTGCCAGTAGTTCGCAGACTTCCTCGGCCGTCGCCGTTTCCAGGAACGCCCCCAGCTCCTTCAGGGACATCTCCGTTCCCCCTCCTTGCTCTTCCGCCGGACGCGGTTCAGCGGAAGGCGGAGAGGGTGGTGTGTCATGGGCGATGGCCACCACTTCGCCGATCAGGGCACGAAATTGAGGTTCATCCTCCGATCGGACCGTAAAAACGGCGCCAGTGTCATACCTGACGCCGTTGTACATGACACGGCCTCGAATCACTTGGACTTTCATGACATTTACGCCTCCGAATCAACGACCAGGACGCCCCAGGCAGAGACGTCATACGGCACCGGAAGCGGCCGGGATTTCATGACGAGCTTCTTCGTCGAGTTTTCCCGATCGACGAACACTTGCGTAACGCGCGGGCCGACAACGGTCACGAATTCTTCCGATCCGTCCGGAATGATCGTATTGGCGCCATAAAGCCGCTCGCCGATGGCCTCAGAGGCGATGATCACGCGCTTCGGCTTGATGTAAGGCATCATTTTGTTTTGCGCGTCATCCCAGTACCAGGCGTTGTAGAGGAACATGTCCAGCCCGAGCTCCGGAAGATATCCAAGGTACGTGTACCCGTTGCCGTTCTGGATGTTCAGTTCCGGCCGCAGGACGCCGAGCTCAGCGCGGCGAAGATCGAAATGATTGGTCATGAATTTCTCGTCATCGCGCAGGAGGTTCCATGCATCCTGTCCGAAGATGGCAACAGTCGGGTTGTACCCAGCCTGGCGGATGACGTTGACCATGTTTTCGAGATCCCGGTACTTCTTGGACTGATCGCTACTCCAGACACTGGTGCCGGTCAGTTGCTCGATATTGCTGAAGCCGAAATCAATCGTGTCCGTCCGGACAGCGGTGGCGGCGTCGTCGATGTATCCCGTGACCGTCACCTTCCCGGTTTGCAGAATTTCCGCGACCATGACTTCCTCACGCCGGGTGATCATGTCGTCCATTTCTTGGCGAAATTGGGCGATGTGATAGGCCTGCCGTTCGGCCGGCGACATGCCGTTGAAGACCGCCTCGCCCGGAATGCGCCTTTGCAACAGTTCAGCGTCAATCGGCTGTGCGATGTTGATGAAAGGAGCCGTGTACCGGTCCGTGTGGTATCCATCTCGATGGATGTTGACCGGTTTCGAGGCGTCCGTCATCACGAACGGCGCAACGCGCTGCCTGTTTTTGTAGACATCCATGAGCACGTCCTTCGTCTCGAAGGACGAGAAGGCAGAGAAAAACCGGTCACGCAGGAACGTCGTGACCGGCATCCGTTTCGCGAACGGCGCCTTCATGGTTTGGCCATACGTAATGTCGACCTGCAACCCAGCATTTTGGAAACCGTGAACGGTGTGGCCCGAAAAACCTTTGGCGATGTTCATAAGTCGCGACTGCATGACATTCAGAGGCATTGTATCCTTCTCCTTTCTAAATCAGTATTCATCCCGGTAGTGGATGCCCACAGCGCGGAGCTCTTCCGCATGCGCGGCCACAGTGTCGCCCTCGGCGACATACAAGAAATCGTAGCGGAAGATGCCCGTCTTCCAGGCGACCGCCACGACATCCGCGCTCGTCGCATCGACATCCTCGGCGAGCACAAACTTCGCGACCTGGCTTCCGTCGCTGCTTCCTCCATTAACCAGCCTACATTTACCGCCGTCCGTGACGACGCCGAGGACAGCGCCCTTGGCCAGCTTGCCTTCGCCCGAGGCGATCGTCACCTTGGTCGTGAGCGCCGGGATCTCGGTGCCGGCGAAGATGGTTCCGAATTCAACGGAACCCGCATTGATTTCAGCGTAAGACATTTGCATTCAGCTCCTTTCGGTTATTGGCGGATCGGCCCGCCGGCAAGCGATGCTTGATCCAGCATAGCGAGGAATGCGTTGATGCCGGCCGAAGTGGTCAGATCGATCTCTTTGTCGTGGCCATTGTTGGTCGAGACAAATCCAGGATTGACATTCCCAATCGCCGACTGGTTAGCCTCGACGGCCTTTTCGAAAAGGTTGTTCTGCCGCAGGCGGCCCTCCTGCATCGCCTTCAGCGCGAGCTGCTCGGCAGTCATCGGATTCGGGCCATATTTGGCCTCGTTGACCAACTCGGGATCGATCTGATTAGCGATGGCGTCGATGGCCCGCAGCCGCTCACGCTCCTGAGCGAGCGGGTCGACAGCGGTCGCCGCGGCGGTCGGCTGCGAAGTTCCTTCCGCTTGCGGCGCCGGAACGACGTTTTGAACATTCTGTGCCGTCGGCGTTTGGTTCGTTTGATTCAAGTCCACGTTGCTCACATCTCCTTTCTTTTTCAGCAGTTCGTTTCGGATCTTGTCGATGACTTGCCGAGGAATCGGCATCATAGCCGATGCGGCAATTTTCAGGGTTTCGCCCTCGTCGAACATGATTTCATCGACGAATCCCTTTTCAAGCGCTTCCTGGGCGTTAAGCCAGGTTTCCTGATTCATGAGCTTGAGCAGCTCGGCTTCACTGAGGCCACTTTTCAGCCGGTAGGCGTTGGCGATGGATTTGTTCCACCCCTTCAGCACATCCGACTCATGCGCGTGATCCCTGTAATCACCGAAGGCCATGGACATCACATTGTGAATCATGATTTGCGCAGTCGGACTGATCATCACCTTTTTCCCGGCCATAGCGATGACGGAGGCGGCAGAAGCAGCAATGCCGATGATCTTCACGGTCACATTCCCGGGATACTCTTTGAGGGCCGTGTAAATTTCGGACCCCGCAAAGACATCCCCTCCCGGGGAGTTGATGTAAACATCGAGATCATCCCCGCCCGCCTGTTCGATCGCTTGAATAATCTGTTGAGGTGATGTTGACTCAAATCCGAGCCAATCATAGACCCACTGGTCATCATTTGAGACGATGTAGCCTCTGACGTCGATCCTGGTCGGCATTTAGATCTCACCTCCTTCGCCGAGCGCCTGTTTCAGTTGTTCGTTTTCGCGGCGCAGGATGCGTACGTTGTCGTCGTAATTCATGCCGGTGAGTTCCGCGGTCTCGCGTTCGCGCGTGCTGAATCCTTCCTTCACACGCTTCGCAGCAGCCTCGACCTCTTTCGTCGGGTCGATCTGCGGCGGTGCAGGCCCGACCCAGTCCGCGCTGCACCATAGCTTCCGGCGCGCTGGATCCGTGAAAAAACCGGGCGCCTGAATGCGTCCGGTTGCAACGGCCTCGAAGAGCCACGTTTCGTATACCTGCTGGCAAAAGTCTTTCGCGAACCATTTGCGCCGGTCACGGAAGGCCCGCCAGGCCTGCAGCAGGGCAGCACGACTCGCGGAGTAGCTGCTGTTGAACACACTGAGCAGAACCTCATAGGGAATGTCCAGCGACGCACCGGCGAGCTGCGCCATGGCCCGCATGAAAGCCTCGAATCCGGAATGCGGTCGCTTCGGATCGCTGAACACCACGTCTTCGCCGACGTCGAGGGCGTTGATCGTGCCAGGTCCCAGCTCATAGGAATGGATGCGCTCGGACAGCGGGATTGGTGCCTGTTGTTCTTCCGGAATCGAGTCTCCGAACGGAGGCTCGTTCGTCGGTCCATTGACCTTGATGAACGCAGTGAAAAACGAATTGATGATTGCAGCGGTGATCTCGGCTTCCGTGTACCGTGTCATCTGCTTGATTTGCTCGATGACCGGCGCCAAGTACGGCACGCCGCGGTATTGCTCCGCCCGGTCCGGATCTGCAACAAAGATCACATTCGGAATGTCGACTGCCGTGTTGCGGGCCGGCACGCGCTGCCATTCCAGCGGCTTTCCGGTCGGCAGAAGGCTGTTCGGGTACTGGTTTGCGATCCAAAATGCGACAACCTGGCCGCTTGTGTCGACCTCGACACCGCTCATGATCGCCCCACCATTTGGCAGAGCCACGTAATCCGGGGCTGCAAAGTCGAAGGCCGGAAACTGCGAGAAAACCACACCCTGCTGCGGCGTACTGAGGCGGTCGGCCTCGATCAGGTGCAGGCGTAGGCGGTAAGGGTTTTTCCCATCCGGACGGTCTGCGAATTTGATCAGGGCCAGCGAATCGCCGTTCAGGAGCCATCCGGTCAGCATGATCCGCTGCGCGTCGTAGAAATCGTTCAGGCCGGTGTGGTCGATCTTCGATTCGGCCCACAGTTTGAATTCGAACTCCGTCCGGTCCTCCCAATCCTTCGCCTGCTGCTCGGTGAGGTCCAAGCGCTCATAGTTCAGCCGGCATTTGAGCTCAAGGCCTGCGCCCAGAATATTCGACTGGTTCTTCTTGATGGCGCTGGTCCCAATTCCGCCGGACATGAACAGGTCGCGGCTGCGCTCCCGGAGAAGCGGCAGATTGTACCCAACGTCTTCCTGCGGGCTGCGGCTCGTACTGATCCAGCCTTGCATGGATTTCTTCGTGCGGCTCGCTCCGCTGTGCGAATATCCGCTATTCGTGAACCTCCGCACCATGTCCATAGTGAGCCTGGCGCGCTCGCGCTTCAGGGCCCAAACCGGTGCCACGAATTCAACCGCTCGGTCAATCAGATTCACAAGTCACACCACCTCCTCACAGATCCCTCAGCAGGATCCGGAATGACCGGCGCCGGCCAATCCCCGGATGATCGAGCATGTTCCGCAGCTCGTCGCGGCGCTTTTCGAGCTGCTTGATCTCCTCCCGAACCTGGGAGAGTGTCGCCCGGGAAACGGACCGGCTTCCGATCTGGTATGATTGGGCCCCGTTCAGGATAGCCGCCTCGGCCTCGTAATACATTTGAAGGCGCCGTTCCACCTCTTGGAGCTGCGCCTGGATTTGCTCTCTTCGCATGTGCATCACCTACCAGATGCTTGATTTCTTGACCGGAGGCCGTTTCGGGGACCGGATATTTTTCGCCGCCTGGGTGGGCTGCGCCGTTGTAGTTTTCTGTGTCACGCCTTTTATGCGCTCTTCCAATCGGTCGTAGTTTGGATTGAGGATCTCTCTGGCCACCAGCGCGTAGTTGCGGGCGTCAAGCGTCTCGTTTCTGGCCCCGTCGGAAATCTTCTCCCACACCCACACCGTTCTGCCCTGCTTCTTACGCGGCACCAGCTTTTCGGAAAGTAAGCTTTGAAAGTAAAAGCGATCATAGCCGCGGCTATCATCGCTCGGGAAATGACAATATTTCGGGCCTGGCTCTTGGACCTTCAGAGAGGAGTAGATGATGCTCTTCCCTTCATCGACTCCTGTGATGATTACCAGAGCCTTTTCCTTATTGTTACGAGAGTAACGGTGAATCAGCGGGATTCCCGGGCCGCCTTGGCCCTTGATTGAGAAAAACCTGCGGTGCTCGTTTCGTTTCGTGAACCGGTACACTTCCGACGTAAAATGGCCACCGGAGTCCACGCACACGCAGGCGACTTTCAGTCCTGTTCCATCCGCGAAATAGAACACTCGGCTGAGTGCATCGTCCAGTCGCTGCCATGTGTCCGGATCGTCGGGCCTTCCGAGTACGACGCCGTATTCAATTCCCCAGCTTTCATGTCCATGTCCCCAGCCCACGATCTCATACTCCAGCCGGTCGTCCTGTGTGTCGACGCCGGCCGTGAGCAGAAGCACCCCATCTGGCAAATCGGCCGGATATTCTTCTCGACGTTTCAGGAGCACGTCTTCCTCCATCTGCTCGCCGCGGTCTTCCCACGATTCGCCGAACAGCGTGTTCCAGATGACCTTCAGCTTTTCCGGGTCGTTTTTCGACTCCAAGAATTCCAGGACGATGTCCTTCCACGAAGCCCAAGGCGAAACGAAAGCATTCAGCCAGAAGCTGCGGACCTGGTTCTCTATAGCTGCCGGGTTCTCAGCGATCCACTTTGCCGGCTGCCGCTTCATCGTGTATTCATCGAAATCATTCAGGCAGCTCGGGCACCGCCAGGTGACCTCATGCACCACATAGGTTTTCTGTGGACCATCATCAAAAATCTCGTGATCAAAGCGAATATCGCTAAAGACGATCGGGTGATAGGCGCCGCAGCCCGGGCACTCGACGCACCACTTCTCTTGAGTGCCCTTTTCATACTCCTGCTCAATCCGGGACCGCCCCTTGATCGTCGGCGTAGAGACGAACACCTTTTTCCTGTTCCAAAAGGTGATCGTCCGTTTTTCCGCCAACTTGATCGGATCGCCCTCGCTGCCGGCGGAGTCCGGAAACCGGTCCACCTCGTCGCAAAGCAGCACACGGATCGGCCGGCTGGCCAGGCCCGCCGGGCTGTTTGCGCCGCCGATCGCCAGAAAGCCGCCGGGAAACGACTTCATCAGGATCGTGTTGTTCGAGTCCCGCGTCTTTGAATCCGAGACTTTGGCTGCCAGCACTTCCGTGTCACGAATCATTGGCGCGATCCGGCGCTTCGAATAGTCCTCGGCGGTCTCGATCGTCGGCTGAATCAGGAGCATTGGGCACGGGTCGACGTCGATGTAGTATCCAATAGTGTTGTTGATGATTTCGCTTTTGCCGACCTGCGAGCTAGACATGACGACGACCTTTTCAATGCGCGGATCCGAAATGCTGTCCATGATCTCGCGCTGATATGGCGCCCTGTCCGTCCGCCACTGGCCAGGTTCTGCTGACGTTTCCCTAGAAAGCTTCCTGTGCCGGTCGGCCCACTCACTCACCGTCAGCTTCGGCGGCGGTGCCACCGCCTTCAGGATCTTCCGAAACAACTGTATCGTCTTCTGCATCTTCACCCCCTCCCACAAAGAGCGCCGGGTCGTATTCGCTGAGCTCCGTCAGCGCTTCGTGAAGCTCGGTGCTGATGATGTCGCTGATCTCGGACAAACTTTTGACCCCGAGCACTTTCGGGGCCACTTTGTCAGGGATTGCGAGGATTCGGTTCCGAAAGGTGACGAGCATGTTTGTCATTACGAATTCCACATCGGCAGCATCGTGCATCTGGTTTTTCAGCTTGGCCAGTTTAATCTCGGCCATCTCGCGCTTGGCCTTTTCGTGCAGCGCCTTCTCCTCCCAAAACATTGCCTGGTGCTCGTCATCGTCCTGATTCTTGCGGCCGGTCTTGAGAAAGTCGATGAATCGCTGCACATTTTTCATCAGCGGCCAGCGACCATTCGCTTGTTTTTCCAGAATTCCTTCCTGCCCCAGCTGGTTTATACGCTGGCGGGTGTAGCCGAAAAGTTTGGCCAAAGCATCGGTGCTGACGATGATCTCGCCAACATCGCCAGTCTTCCGCCGTGTGCTCATAACATCACCTTACCGGAAAGAAAATCCGAATAAAAATTTTTTATGCCTAGCCCTCGTTTGGGCTCGCGAGCACCCGCAACAGGTTCTCTTTTCCAGAAGGACCCGCAGAAAAAAGAAAAGCACCTGGAAAGGCGCCTCACACTTCTTTGTAAAAAACCAACAAGAACGTGTCCTTTTCGAGAAATAAGGTCTCGCTACTTAAAGCCTTATCGAAAATCCAGCCTTGCCCCGCATGCTCATTCAGTAGCTTTTCCAGTTTTGGCGCATCAAGCGGTCCCGAGAAGAAGCCTCTCTTTTTTACCTGCACAACCTTGTACTCTCGTTTTTTAATAGCATCTCCTCCTCAACGCATCAATTCGACAGCATCTACCTATTTCCTGCCGAATGTGCTATGATGAGGACAAATCCGGAAGCACCGGTCGGAAAGCCGCGGGGGGTTATCCCGCGGCTTTTCGTTATTCGAAAAAAGGACTTTTTTACTCTTTTGTCGAAAACGTCGGATCAAGGAGGTGTCATCATTGATAGCTACAAAGAGAGGAACAATCCCAGTAAACAACTATAATTACGGAGCAGACATACCGATTCGGTGCCCTTATTGTTCGGCTTATGTTGAACCGCATATAGAAGAAGTACGTTCATTAAATTACAACGGCAAAATTCTGGAAACAATCACCTTCAAAGTTAATTGTTGTTCTAAGCTCTTTTTCGCAAACTATGAATTTGATACATCATTAAAAAAAACTACGCTACTCACAGTTAACCCTCCAGCACAACCAGAACCACTTCCAGACGAAATCGTTAAAATGTCTCCCAGATTCGCTGAGTTATATAAACAAGCGCATTTTGCCGAACAACAAAACTATTACGAACTAGCTGGATCTGGATACAGAAACGCTTTGGAAGTTCTGGTGAAAGACTTTGCAATTAAAGAATTGAATAAACCAGAACACGAAGTAGCAAAGAAAAAACTATACGACGCTATTGGAGATTACGTTCCTAGCGTCGCAGTTACTGCAGCCGATGTTGTGCGTGTACTTGGTAATGATTACACACATTATGAAAGAAAATATGACGACATAGATTTTGAAGTCTTGAAAAAATATTTGCGTATCTTTATCAACGCGATCGAAAATGAATTGCTAATACGGCATCCAATTGTGAATACTAATCGCCAGTAAGCCTTTCATTGACCGCTCGGGAAGCACCCGGCGGTTTTTCTTCTTCCAGAACACCGGACAGCCGCCCCGCACCGGTCCGGTCCCGGTGAGGAGAGGGCTGGTCAGGCCCCGCGACGCGGCGGAAAATGAGAAAAGAGCCCCAGCAAGTCAGCCAGGACTCTCGCAATCAAAAATGCGCCCCTGAA